TGTTTTTGTTTCATTTTTTTCAGCTTGTTCTTTACCGATTCGTTTTTGAAGCTTTTCGACAATTTTGTCATTGTCAGTTGATTGTTCATGTTGCTCTTCTTCATTCGTTTCTGTTTCAGTTTCTGAACCAGCTCCAGACGTCTCATCGGCTGCTTCTTCTGCGAACAGTTGCAAATTAAGGGGTAAAAGTTCTGTTTGTTCCATTTCTGGTTCCTCCTACTCGCATTTAAAGACTTGGGAGTCTGATTTTCTCGTGTTTTATTTAGTGTCCACAACATTCGGAAACGGACAAGAAAAGCGCCTGTCAGTGACAAACGCTTAGCTGTTTACTGATTTCAAAATGTCGTTTAGCATTTTCTCCCATTTTTTAGATGCTGTAGGGAATGACTCATACATCATTTTTCTAGAATCCTTATTGACTAAAGTTTCACCCATGTGTGCGAAAAATTCAGCTTCTTGTGTGCCGTAAGGCTTCCAATATTTTAATCCATGTCCTGACCCTAATGGATGATGAATAAATGCACCGGTTGATTCCATCATATCAGACAGAGACGAATACATTTTCGGGTTTTCTTCTGATAATTTTTTATACTTGCGAACAATCGCTCCTTGATCAAAAATATCCATTTTTTTCAAGTTTTTTAGCTTTTGATAGTCGCCACCTTTTATTTCCGCCAAGTCATTATTAAATAAATTTAGCAAATCCTTATTTATAGCTTTTTTTAGTCCATATTCAGGAATTGCTGAAACTCTTACAAAGTCACTTCCTAAGCTCTTAACTCCTAAATTATCAATTGCATGAGATATTTCATGAAAAACTGTTTGCATAGCCATTTTATTCTGTGAACTATCGAATGATTTATTCATCAAAGATACAATATTCCCAACAGTAGAGTCCTTGCCTTCTTTGAATTCCAATTTATTTCCTAATCTTTCAATTAAATCTTTCATAGGTCCATTTTCAATTGAGTTAAGGCTGTTTAGGAAATTATTATAATTTTTACTTCCAAATATTTCCTTCATACTTGGATTTTTCATGATATCCTGAACATTTTTCTTGTCTTGTTCCTTCAACCGATCATCCCAGAAAGCTTTATCATCAACATGCGGCGCTGTGCTACATCTACAAAACGGATGCATGTTAGGTGCATTAATACCAGGCGACATATCTTTAAGCTTGAAAATTTTACCATTCAATGCCCCACAGATAGGACAAGCTGACGGTTCAGCAATATACTCATACTCTTCAATATCAGCTTTTTTATAGCTTTCTTCTTGAATAGCTGTTTGAATTCTCGTTGTTTCCGACACAAGCAATCGTTGTGCGTTGTATGTGGCATTGAGCTTTCCCTTTTCTGTCATCAGCCTTTTAAGTTGTGGGGCTAGTGCTTTCGGATTGATTCCACCAGTTACTGAACGAATAAGAAGTTTTTCAATATCAGCTTTCAATTCAAATTGATATTGCCAAAGCTTATCAGAAAAACTGGCAAAGCCTTCTACTTTATAACTTCCATTAAGAACTGATTCAACTAGACTGTTATAGCCTTTCTTTGGAACACTTAAACCAAGAATTCCTGCTTGTCTTTCAAATTCTGTGAGAGCTGCACCAGTCAAATTCTTTGAGAAATATTTGTCCAAATCGTCAAATACAGAAATAAGCTCCAGACCAATATTTGCTTTCAGGAGTTCTAGACGATTCACTCTCATGGTCAAGTTATAAAGTTTCAATACTTGATTTGCTTGGTGCGAAAAGTCTTTTTCTTTAACATACTTTTTGGCTTTATTTTCAAATGCTTTGACATCCATTTTATCCGCACGTTTCATGGCTTCACTGATAGAAATTCCTTGACCATTCGCAAAGTTCTGCCAGTTGGCATTGATTTCTTTTTGAATAGCCTCTTGAGCTTCAAATAGCTTATCCATGATTTGTTTCATGCGTTTGGTGTCATCTTTGATTTGTTGCTCTTGCCAAGCTTTCTCACGTTTTCTCCAGTAATCAGATGAATTCATAGGTTACCCCTCATTTGTTTCATTCTCACTAGGTTGCTTGTCCTTGTCAAAGATAGCTGTAGAAGCTTCTTCTTTTTTGATTTTTTCCATTTCAGCTTGGACATCTGGAATAACAGATATGACACTTAAAGCAGTTTCTTGGCTTGTGATTCCCATAAGGATATTAGCAGTCTCTGCTTGTTCCTTAATATCTTTAGGCTCATTACGAGTAAAGGTGTACTCAATATCTTTCCAAGCGTCTTTGTTTGAAGCATTGGTACTAAGACTAGACCATAAAGAATATCGTCTGTTTAAAGCACTTTGGAATTTACGCTGAAATGATAACGCTAAATTACTCATTGCTTGTAATTTATAAGCTAGAGCTACACCGCTAGAGTTTCCGAAGTTTTCATCTGAAATATTGGCAGCCATAGTAAATTGAAATATCGACCGTTCCAAACGATTGAGTAAGTTCTCTGTCTGAACATCGCTATCAGGCTTATCTAAGAATTTTACATCTACCTTTGCGGCATTGGTGCCTTGCCCGTTACTATTTTTATCAAAGAAGTTTATTAATCGGTTATCTTTGATATTTTTAGCGTCTTCTTCGTCAACTTCTGCACCCAAGAAAACTAAATATTGATCGCTAAAATACTCAACATCATTTGCTTTTTCACTTGTTACCTTGTTATAGGAATTAATTAGTGAGTGAACTGGTTCAAAAATACTTTGTCTTTCTTCGTTGAAATTACACTCAACGATTGGTAAATCAGAATAAACGTTATAAGTACTCTCGCCAAATTTAACTTCGCCTGCTTTACCAGTTATTGAAATTGTTTCTAATAGTGTATAAACCGTCCCGCTTAAATTACCTTCTTCATCAAATCCATAATACACAGCGAATAGGGGTTTTTGCTTAATGCTGTCGTCATATACCATGAAAACATTAAGCGGGCTACAATAAATTACTTCGCTTTCTGTACTTTCGTTCTGATACATCAGCTCATAAGCTCGACCGTAAACACAAGCAATTTTTGCAAGTTCACTTTCTTCGTCTTCCATGTCGTTTAAGTTATCAAAAAGCTGCATAGCCTCAAGCACAGATTTATCATCGTGTGTTTTCTTGATTGGTATGCCGTTAAAATAGCCAACAAAAGTATCAACGATATATTTTGCGAAGTTATTAGTTAAACGATTGTCAGGTTTCCAACTATCTTTTGCTTTTTGACTGGAAATTTCCATAATTCCCTTGTACATATTCCCAAGATATTCGTAACGCTCGACTTCTTCTTGGTGTTTTTTCATAAAATCATTAACAACTTTATCAGTGATTTCTTCATCTCTGCTATATGTCATTAATTTTATTGGTTTCAAATTCAATCATAGTCCTCCTTATATTCTGAATGATTTTAATCCGGCTTTTATTCGCTTACCACTCATTGTCTCAGCAATCCCGGTTGTTGCATCGGGCGCATCATCGTGTTTATTTTTACCTTCACGCTGATAAGTTGTCATTGCTTGATAGTATTCTGGGAAACGAGTCCGCCAGTCATTAGGAAATCGAACGTGCTGTTCTATCCAATAACTATTGGAATAAATTCGGGCTTCTTTATTATTTCCTTGGAAGAAATCTTCTACAGCACAAGCAACTTTACCTTGAATCTTATCCCTGACAGAACGAGCAAAAGACCGACCGCCATTGTTGCGCTCGATTCTTGATGCATTCACTCTGTTATTAATTAATTGATTGGCCACTGCATTTTCTGTGTATTCCATCGGCTTTTGAGTGTAAATAATGTCTAGCACATCTGCAAANCCGTCTGNGGTTTCNCCCCANACAATCGAACAGAGATAGTCTTTCCCAGTGTCTGCAGTATCGCANTANTTCCAAATCTTTTTNTANTCTGAACGAGCATTNTANGTTTNNAACTCNCNNTATAATCGNCCTTTNANATCAATNGGCTCTTGNTGGTAGTTGGCGCTGGCAATATCAGCNCCCATTGTTTTTACTTTGCGCTTATAATCTTCAAGAGTCAGAACGTCATCACAAAGCATTTCATTTGTCTGTTCATTGAAAGCTTTAAAATTAATATGCTTTACTCGATAGCCATTCTTAGGCAGTTCACGCAAAGCTCGTCCGGCTAAATCTTCACTATGCCAACGAGTCATATTGATTATGATTTTACCGCCTGACTCCAAACGTGAAAGCATGGTATTAACAAACCAGTCCCAATGTTTTTCTAATACTGTCGCGTTGTTAGCTTCCTCAGCATTCTTGATAACATCATCAATGATAATAATGTCAGCACCAAAACCTGTTGCAGTCCCTGTTGGAGAGGTTGCCAGATAGTTATTATAGCCGTCCGACAAACTCCAAAGGTTTTTCGCAGCATCTCCATACTTAATTGCAGCATCGAAAATATCAGAGTAAACGATTTTGTTCTCATCTGCTTTTTCTTCTTGAAGCGTATTACGAACATTTTTAGAAAAGACAGTAGATAAAGTTTCGTTATATGAACCAGTCATGATTTTCTTCGTGTGGTCATTACCAAGCACCCACTCTACAAATTTACCAAGCGTGAGAGATTTCCCATGACGTGGCGGAAGATTCAAAACTAAAACATCATGCTCATTATCATTTAGAAATGACTGAAACTCTTCACACATAGTCACTAAATAAGCCCTATCACGTTTATAAAAGCTTGGCATGATGAGATTACAGTAATCAAAGAAAAAGCGCTTAGACAGCTCAATTTTTGCCCCTAGCGCTATTTTATCCATCACGACTCGCCAACTTTCTAAGTTCTTCTGTCGATAAGTCTACAAAAGGATTGGTTTTGACTGAACCAGATAATTCAACTTTGCTTGTATAATCACCATCCATTTTATTAAGAGTGTCAATTGCCTTAATCATGTCAGCTTCTTTTTCGGCATTTTTAGCTATCTCTGATAGAGTGACCATTCGCTCTTTACGAGTCATTATAGCAGCATCTTGAGCTTCTTCTTGGAGTTCCTTATACCTTACCAAAACCTTACCAAAAAGTTCGCTTGCTTTTACATCTACAGTTGAATCTTTCCACTTTGATGATTGCTTAAATGCTTCTCTGTATGCTTTTCGTTGGCTCATGCCAGAAATTAGGCATTGAACAAATTTTTCATGTCTTGCATTTTCTAATACTGGCATTTAATCTCCTTTCCAACAATAAAAGGCTGCCCATTGGACAACCTATCTTTTTCATAGTCTAGCTATACTTATCATTTCTTCAACCATTTGTAAACCAGAATAAATATTCCAATGAATACCCCACCTACAATAACAGATGCAAAGGCCAGAGCTATAAAATTAATTTCCATTATTAAACTTCAACTCCTAGCTTTTAATTCCACAATAGCAAGATAGAGGCTCGAACTCTATAACTTCTATTAGCGAAGTCGTTTCTATTCCTTGCTGTCAGCTCCAACCGCACTGACTTATTAATATTATTAGGCAACTGTACTAGTATTATCAGCCCCAAATAATGTTGGACATAGCAAGTCAGGGAGTCGAACCCTGAGCGCCCGTGCCGTGTTGCTACGCTGGTTTTATCGTCCAGCAACGTTAGAAGTATATCCAACCGAACGAATTACATTTTGTTTGCTTTCGCTGATAACTTCATGCTACAAGTATATCAGTAAAAACAAGGGGCAACACTCCAATTTCGTGCCTTTTTCGTGTCGTTTTTATCCCAATTTGACCCATGCTTTCAAATGAAATATCCAATATGAGGGTTTATATCTTTTCTGAATCGGTAGTAAATAAACTTCGCTTTCTTTTCTGGAATCTCAATCCCTTCATTATCAAGTTCCATCATTACTCTGTACCATGTAAAGCCACCATAACCACAGTGTTTTAGCTTGATTATTTCTTTTTCCTCCTTGATTAAAGGTTCGTACCACAAGCTGAATTGGTACATCAGGTCTTTGAGTTTGATTAATTCCTCATCATTTTCAAGCGCTTCTTTATTTAAAACATGACTTTCAGGCTCCGAACCGCCAGAATAAGCTGTACGAATACCTAAGTTATCTACTTTTTGTTTATAAAGATATCTGCTTTCAATTGATTTTATTCTGGCTTCAAGTCTGCCATTAACGTAATCTCCAATAATTCTATCTAACTTATCTGCCATTCATCAAATTCTCCTTTTGTGGTATAATTAAGTTAGAAAACCTTTAATTGAGCCCGTTCCCAGCGGGCTTTTTTTGTTTATAGTAAAGCTGAAATTGCCAATACTAATAATCCACAAATCGTAAATACTAACACTCCTAATACACTCCCCATCGCGGCATCTTCAAAATCTCCACCTTTTATTTTCCCAATAACTGCTCCAATAATAGCAGAAACAAAAAGTAGAATAATCATCCAAGCCATATTCTTTCCATCTGAACTTGATATTTTATCAGTTGAGTCACTTGGTAGAAATATCGGCATTACTGTTGTTGCTAAATAATTAAACATCATTTCTCCTCCAGTTGAGTTTAGCGAGTTCCTAGCTCAGTATGATATAATTTGTTAGACCATAAAAATATAAACGTTAGAATTCACAATTTCGCTCAAGCTTGGTCAGCTTGGGCTTTTTTTGCGTTATTTTAAAACGGTATTTTGTCAATATTACCTGTCAGCATTGCCACAATAACAATTGCTGTCGCGCAAATAATCATTAGACAAAAACCAATTTCATATCCATGTAAATTTTTCATCTCCACCTCAATCCAGATGTTTATCAAGCCATTTTTCAGGGAACATGTTCTCAGACTCGTCAAGGTCTGAGCGGTTGATGACAAAAGGGTTTCCCAAAGCATTATATGTAGCAATAACTGTTTTATCGCATCTTTCACATTTTTCTATATACTTTGGATAATCTCCGCCACTTATTCGCTTAACAATTTCGTACTTATGCAAGTGCAGCTTACACAAAAGTTTCATTTTCTATTCCTCCACCATTTTTTCATCTCCACCTCAATCCAGATGTTTATCAAGCCATTTATGATAATTTGTAGGTAACCTTCTTTCTCTATGACCGCACCTATAACAAATCCTGATTTCGTATGATGCATTTGGTACACGTTTCTTCCAGTCATCCCACTTATGCCCGAACAGCTTACACATTAGTTTCATTGGTTATCCTCCAAAATGATAAATATTTCTCTTTTTTGAGAGTCAATACCCCAATTATTTACAGCTCTATATAGTAAGTCAGAACTTAATGCACAAGATGGATATTTTCCCTTCCATCCAAATTTGACTTTATTAGTTGAAATTTCTATTTTATAGTACTCTGAGCCTTCAATATTGTACGAATCTAATAATTCTTTAAGCGTCATTCAATCCTCTTCCTCAAAGCCACATCTACTGCACGAATAGTAACAATCATCAAAATTTTCATAGTAACCCATTATATAACCGCATTCAGGACAGTTCTTTTCAAACTCTTTGTAATAAAGCCAGCATTCGCCCCCTAAATAAAATTTAACAATTCTTATATTTTTAATTTGGCGCTTTTTTGTTGCTTGTCTTTGTTTCTTCCAACTTGATTTCATTCAATCCCTCCCCACCAGTCATTGACCAGCGATATTAGTTTGTCGGTCATTCTCAAACCTCCCCAGTGCTACCGAATCCTCCTGTACGCTTTCCATTTGCGTTGTCATCGTCTATTGTAAGGTATTTGACAAATACCCCTTGCATTATTCTTTGACCTTTAGAAATGGTTACAGGCTCTTTTGAGATGTTCATAAATAAGCCTTTAAATTCTTGCGGATAGTAATCTGAATCGATAATTCCTACTGAATTAATCAATGCAATGCCACGCTTAACTGGATTACTTGAACGGTCGTATAATTTCAATACTTCATCATCTCCAAGTTGAACAGCTAGACCTGTACTTACCATTTTAATTTCATCAGGTTGAATCGTAACTGTTTCACTTGCTGAAATGTCATACCCTGCGCTATGTTCTGTCGCTCGTTCTGGAATAGTCGCATTTTCGTTTAGTTTTTTAAATCCTCTTGTCATTCTACGTCCTCCACAGGCACAAGCTCGTAGCTCCCAGTTTGCATGCTGTCGATTTCTTGCTGGGTGAAAGCACAGTAGTCTTTTGGTGGGTACATACCTTTAGCTGACATAGCGTGAGAAAGTCTATGCTCTCCAGTTTCAGTTAAATCAGCATGGATATATTTTTTTAGATATAAATCATTAATTGAGTTCCGTTTACTCATATCTATGTGCTTCAAATAGAATAGTTGCGGTTTTTCGACCCTGAAACCAATGAGCAGAGCAGTTAACCACGTTTTTTGATGATTATCAATCCAATCTAATTCCTTTTGAATTTCAAGATAGCTTGCTGAATAGTTAATATGCTTGCCATCTTCAGGGGCGCCAAAGGTATTGATTAACTTACCAATGAAATCAGGCACGACTGGCAGGGCTTGCTGTGGTTTTGCGTTACTTAGTTTACTTTCAAGATAATTGATATATTCATCTCGTTCTTGAATACACTTGTGAGCTTCCCTATTTTTGTTAGTATAAAACTCTACGGCATTGCTTAGTAAAGGCTTGATACTATCTTGAGTGATATTGCTAATCGGTCTTTTCATTTCTTTAGTCATTTTTCCACCTCAATCTGTTCGTAGCTACCTGCATGCAGACTTTCGATTTCTTGCTGGGTTAATTTTAAAATACACTTTAGTTTAGGAAGTTTTCCCTTCCCAATGTTACTGTGAAATATATTTCCCTTCGGACTTTTCGATAAATAATAGTCATAATGTTCATCAGTCTCACTCATATCAATGTGCTTCAAATAGAACGGCTGTGGTTTTTCGACTGTGTAGCCTAAAGTTCGAGCAATAGCATAGGTGACTGGGTTTTTCTTAATCCATAGACCATATTCTTTTAAATCTTTATCATCTGATGTTATAAGAATGGTTAAAATATCTTCTACTGCCGTATTATTTTCTATATCCTCTGAAATCCACTCAGCCACACGCTCAGGCACGACTGGCAGGGCTTGTTGTTGGAGTTTAGGTTCAACTGCCATACCGTTTGAATCGAATGCAGTACGCTCATCTCGCATGAATGAGTTTTCATTTTCGAGCTTAAGAATATATTCATCTTTCTGTTTCGAATCATATTCAAGATAATCAGCATACTGACGCATTTTGCGATATTGGCTGAAAACTTCTTGCATATTATTATTTAGTTCAGTGAGTGGTCCATTAGCCGGTCTTTTTACTTCTTCTTCAAACTTAGTCATTTTTCGTGTCCTCTCTTAATAATTCAGGTAATTTTGGATTCATCTAGCTGCTCCTATAATCCTAATTCTTCTTTTCTTGAGTTTTCGATTGCCATTTGCGCTCTGATATTTCTTCGCAACCTACGTTCTTCTTTTGTTTCGTGTTTTCTACGCTCTTTTTCTTTGCGCTCATCTATGCTTAAATCATAATTTCTTTGCGTGTCAAGTTGAGGGAAACGTTTTTTAGTTTCTGTTTCGTTAAAAATGGCATATTTCACAGTTCCAATTTGGTCATAATCAAGTTTTCCTTTAGAAATCCAAAAATAAACGTTTTGCTTTTTAACATGAAATTGTTCTGCGAGTTCGTCTGCTGTCCCCGTACCTAGTAAACGCCCTGATTGATAAACAGAGTAGACTTTTTTAGCAATTCCTTTTTTACCCGGACTTTTTCTGACTGGTGGAACTTCATCAGAATTTTCATATCCGAATGGTACTGCGTGTTTCAATGGCATTCTTTTACGCAATGGCAATCTTCCTTTTTTAACCCATGTATCTACCGTTGCCAACGATACTCCGTACTTAGCTGAAAAACTTTCGCGCGACCCTTTAGCCACTAATTTTCCGTCAACAAACAAAGAATATCCTTTCGCTTTCTCTGTTTTACTCATTTTTTTCTCCTAATTTTTTAATTCTTTCGTGAAACTCAGCTTGCATTTCCTGATTAAACTTGCTTTGTCTATCTAATTCAAATTCTTTTTTGGTTTGCTCACTCGATATATTTTGACTAGCAAGTTTACTGATTCGCCTAGCTTCATTTCTTGTGTCGTAATATCCCATAATTAAAGCCTCATATTTTAGCTTCTAAGCGCTTTTTCCTAGTTCGTGATAAATTATCCATGAAATGGTTTAAGCGCTCAATGTAACCGTAATTTTCATGAATTAGAGCTATTACAGTTCTATTTCTTTATCTTTGGTTAATTCTTTAAGTATTTTGTATAATTCTCCCCACTTCATTTGCTTTGAATGGTTGTATTTATTGCAAATATCTAAGTAAAGCTGAGAAAGTTCGTGATTGTGCTTAGTTTTACCGCTGATTTTCACAGACAAGTCTTTGTGGTTAACGTTTAAATTATTATTTATTGCCAATCCATTCAGCTTTTTCAAAGTGTTAAAATTTGTTTTAATCATTTTTTTCTCCAATTGCTTCGAGTGATTCTTTAGCATAGTATCTAATTTCGGTCATTCTCAAACCTCGTCAAATAAACTAATTTGACTTTTTCTTTCTTCAATTCTATTTTGTGCAATTTCAAAGTATTCTTTATTTAATTCAAAGCCTATAAAGTTACGTTTTGTATTTATAGCAGCAATAGCAGTTGTTCCTGAACCTATAAATGCATCCAAAACTACATCTTTTGGCTTTGAAGAATTTAGTATTAAATTGCTAATAATATTCATTGGCTTGATCGTTGGGTGTTTGTAAAGTTTTTTATCTTTAACATTCATTGGTTGAAAATAGACAGTTTTAGCTCTGTCATAATCGACTGGCTGACAATACCCGCCTTTGCGAAAATATAAGCAATATTCCTTATCAGTCATATATTTATTATTGAATAGTGGTGCAGCATTCGTTTTGGTCCAAATGATAATATCGAAAGAACAACCATTCTGATTAACAAAATAATCAATATACATTGGAATTTGCTTATGATTACACCAAATATAAATATTAGGCTTTTTCATAACTCGCATGAACTCATCTAATATCAAAATATCAAAACCATTTGTAATCTCTAAATTTGTTATTTCATCATTCATGCCTTGAATTGATTTTGCAAGCTTACTGTTGCCCCCAGCTTTTGTTTTATCTATTTGATAAGGTGGATCAGTTACTACTAAATCAACTGACTTATCAGGAATTAGCTTCATGCCTTCCAAACAGTCCTCATTGTAAATTTTGTTTAGTCCAATCATTTATTTACACCTCTGTAATTTCAATTTCTATTCTGTTTTTCTCGTCATTAACCTTTTTAGCTTCAATCCATACAATCTGGCTGTCGTCACTGTAATAACGCAACTTAGTCATATAATCTTGTAAGTTCTTCATAAGATTGTCTAAGTCAGGTCTGCTTGTTTTCCATTGCCACCAGCGATTTTCTTGCTTAATAGCGTAGAAAAAAGTAACGGTTAGCTTCAAAGGAACGCTTTTTTCAAAGCACTCTTTCGGTTTATTTTTCATGAGTTGAGCTTTAAGACTGTAGTTGTTTGTTCCTCTACGGTCATAGAATTGAAGTTTACCATTCACTTTTTTAATGCCTTTTTGCTGCTGAGTAGTTGGCATTTTATCCAATTCAAACTTAAATTTCAAAGAGCGACACCTCATATTCTTTGAGCATTTTTTCTTTTGCTAAATTATAAAAATCTTTCTTAATCTCAAAGCCATAAGCATTTCTTCCAAGTTCAATCGATGCCCTAATTGTTGAACCGCTCCCCATGCAAGGGTCAATAATTGTATCTCCCTTGTCAGTAAAGATTTCAATTAATCTTTTCAAAACAGACTGTGGCTTTTGCGTAGGGTGAATTTTGGGGATTGTCTTGTTATCTCTACCCCAAGGCATCCAGTTGAAAATCATTTCACCATTATTGTTGAATTTTGGTAATTTATCACGGTATAAAACCACAGCATATTCAGTAGCTCCTACAATTTTCATATTTGCTTTGAGAACTTGAGCGCTATAATCTTTTACGAAAACTAGCGGATAAGCGTGTTTGAAGCCGTATTTCTCACCGTAATCCATTACCATTTGTATTTGTTGAAAGGCACAAAATACAATCATTGCTGGAGCTTTTCCTTTTTCTTTTGGCTCCTTGATTAACATCCGATTGCAAAAGTGCATAAATTCTGCGATTCTAAAATCTTTATCAGTGTCAAAAAATTCTGTATTTGCTTTTTCGCTTTCGCCATTTTTATTATCACCGTCAATATACCAAGCGTTTGAGCTTGCATAAGCGTTTTTCCCTAAGTTATAAGGAATGTCAGCTATTACAAGCTGTGCTTTAGGTATTTGATATCGTTTATAATTTTGAAAATGGTCATTGTAAACTTCAAACTTCATCTTTGTTGTCCTGTACTTGAGAAATTCATTACTTGCGCATTATTGAGTTTAAATTTCAATCTTGCTGGCAATTGTTCAAGCCTTTCATCACTTTCTGGAATTGTTAATATGATAATTGAGCAGTTATCACTTGCGCTTAATAAAGGAGTCAATGCTTTTTCAGCTTGATTTGCTGTGAAATCTGCCAATGAATCGAAAATAAGAATTTCTGCTTCTTCAATATCNTGTAATATCTTCAAATATTTTTCTCTTGCTTCATCACTAGAAAATCTATTTTCAGAAATCTGTATGTACTTTCTAACCTTTAATCGTTTTACTTTTTTCTGTCTGCCAACATTGGTAACAATCCACTTGACCATGTTGTCACAAGATACAACACTTAATTCATCAGCGAAATCATATTTAACAATGACATTTTCAGTCAAATCAATACCTTTTTTAGCTTTGAATTCTCCTAAGAAGTCATTGACAGCTTTAGTAGCAACTGTCTTTATTCCTTCNGCATGGCACATCGGNCAAACTCTTACATCNTATAAGTAAGGTTCTCCAATCACTTCGCCTTTTTCATTCTTAGGATATGAAAGCACAGGTTTCTTAGATCCGATAATCTCACAGCCGTGAACTTCACAGGCTCCAAGTTCCCCACCTTCTTGATAGTTTTTTAAAACATCAGTTGCTTTGATAGCAAACTCTCCGTCATCTCTCCATGTATCAAAAGCCATTAGATAAGACCCCCGAGAGTTTCTTTTTTAACTTTTACTTTTTGCTGGAATGATTTGAAAGTTGCACTTTCTAAAAACGCATAGGAATTTATACTAAATTTTTTAGTTTTATCTTCTGGATTTTCTTGTTTGTACCATTCAAAGTAATTTTTAGCTCCGATTACTGCTTGTTTCTTTTCTTCTGATGAGAGTTTCATGAATTCAACTTGTGCCATTGCTCTTTTTGCAATATTTTTACTAGAGAATTCAATAAACGAATCAAGATATTCAGAAAGAAGTGAGTTTATATCTTCTCCTGAACTTTTTTCTTGAAAGGCATTTGGTTGCGAAGCGTCTATACTATCCTTACCTATACTATCCTTACCTAACCTAACCTAACCTCTCCTATCCTATCCTGTGCGGACATTTGGTTGTCATTTGGTTGCGGAATGGTTGACACTTGGTTGCCAAGTAGATAAGACCCTTTGCTATCAAGAGATAACAGCGTTTTTTCTTCTGTATATATCGTTGGTTTTTGTCTATCTTTTCTTATTTTGTTGTTCAAATTCCAATCTTTAACAACTGTGACTCCACTCGGAAATGCAATAATAAATCCTTTGGCTTCCAAAAGTTTCAAATCATCATTATTTGAACCGTATGCTCTGCTTAACATTTTTGCATTACCAATAAATCCTTCGTCATCAGCTTCCATTCCTAAATGAAAGTATAAAAGCTGACTTGATGACGGCATATCAACGAATAAATCACTCGTTGTTACTTCTTTGCTGAACATTCTTCTTTGTGCCACAAATACTCCTTTCTTCTATATTTATTTCAAGTTTTATCATTCAAATTAAAAGCTGGCGATGAGTGGTTATGTGTAAACACTAAATACTCATTGACTTTACGGCTCGTTCCGCCACCCTCCAGCACTAACTTAGTTAGAATGGTAGGTCTTCATCGTTGATTTCCATCGGAGCACCTCCAAAGTTTGGATCAGGTTGTTGGGCTCTTTGTTGAGCTGATTGTTGTTGATTTTGATAATTACCTTGGTTATGTTGCTGTTGAACAGTATTTTGTTGACCCTGATTTTGGTAATTATTTTGGTTTTGATTGTAATTTCCTTGTTGTTGCTGTTGTTGACCTTGGCTTCTACTTTCAAGAAGTTGGAAACTATCTGCAACAACTTCAGTAACGTAAACACGTTGTCCTTGTTGATTTTCATAGTTTCGAGTTTGGATTCTACCAGTGATACCAATCAAGCTTCCTTTATGTGTGAAATTTGCCATATTTTCAGCTTGTTGTCGCCAGATAACACAGTTAATAAAATCTGTTTCACGTTCTCCATTGGCATTTTTGAAAGAGCGACTCACTGCAAGCGAGAAAGTTGCTGTAGCTTGATTTTGTGGAGTATATCTAAGTTCTACATCTTTAGTTAGTCTTCCGACTAAAACTACGTTATTTATCATTTTTTCTCCTTAATTAGTAATTTCTTGGTGGATATTGTCCCTGTTGTTGATAATTGTTTCGTTGTTGGTTTTGATAATTTCCGCGTTGTTGTTGATTATTTTGTGCTTGTTGCTGTGGTTTACCACCACTTGCTGCATTACCATCATCATCTTCATCACTTGTAATACCGAAAGCGCAACATAAGCTATACCTTTTGGCATAAGTTATTGCGGAACCTAAAGCCTGTGGGTCTGGTTTTACTGGTTTAACCTCAGAACCCTCAATTATTAAATATTGACCACTTTCATGAGTAATTATTGTATTAATTCGATTTTCAGCAATTTCTTGCAAATAACTTAAGCCAGTATCTATAATTGCTTCATCTATAGTTTCTACAACATTTTCAAGAGGGACATAATTCTTCTTGAAAAATGGATTTTGTGCATCTTTAAGAGGCTGTTTGAGGCTTTTTCGGAATTTGGTAAGTGCTACAAATAACTCTTTTACAGATTCTGATTTTTCCATAATTTACCTCACGCATCCCATTTAAGAGGTGCTTTATTTTCAGTAATTACTACTGGTAATTCGTTTTCTATGTCTTTTCCAAACTTTTCTATTAGTTTGCCTAATGGAATAGGTTCTACACAATCCCAACCGCGAGAAATTACTAAATCACGCTTCTGTTTATTATTCATTTTTAACACTCTTCGCTTGGCTGGTTCGCCATAACTCAAACGATTAAATTGTTGACCTTCATCAAGGCGTTTTTTAACCTCAGTTTCGCCCTTTTTGTAAAGGTCAGCTATAATCTTTGCCTGAGCTAAGAATTCTGTAAGTGTGATATTATCCATATCTTTTATAGCTGATGGATTCAAGTCAACCCTTTGTCCATCGCCATCTACTGGTATAAGTTGTAATTCCATAATGTTCTCCGTTTCTAAAAACTTCCTACCGACAATTCAACAAAAAGTTCTTTTGTTAATTCAGCGACTCGGGCAATACCCTTAGTTGATTCTTGCAATTCCTCAAATCTTTGTTTATAGTTAGTTTCTTCAGAATTATTAGTTTGAATTTCAGCAATAGTCGCTTTCAATTTATTATTTTCTTCTTCATATCTAAGGTTTTGAGCATAAGTTCTTTTTACAAGTTCTCGAACTTCTTGACCAGACATCTCATCCACTTTTTTATTAAAGTCGTCTTGTCCGACTAATGCATGGCTGTCAATCTCTCGCAAAACAGGGTAGGAGTTAGCAGCAAGGCTCGCTTTTCTATTTTTGGTCATGTTCTGGATTATTTTCTGGATTTCTGACATAGCCCGAGATTCAAAATTGCTCGAAACCTCCTTTGGCTCATAGAGCTTTTCAACGCTAACATCAAAATATTCTGCCAATGCTTTCTCAAATGAGTGTTGCCGATCGCTGGCTACTTTTCCTTCGCGTTCAAACAATCCAACGTAGTGCTTGGGAAATCCAATCTTTCTGGCTATGGTTTCTTGAGTTTCTTTTCTGCGTAATCGCTCATATTTGGCAAACAGGATAGTCACAACTGACGGATTAATATTTTTTATTTCATTTGTTGTTTTTTTCTCGAGTTCCTCAATGAGTTCTCTTTCAATCCAGAATTTGGTAAACAGTTTTTTGTGATTTATGTTGAAATATTCTCCAAGAAATTCTTTTTTGATTTTCGGTGGGGTAGATGTTCCTTCTTCCCATTTAACATATTGATTTCTACTTACTTCAAGGATTTCAGTCATATGTTCTATAGTTTCGCCTTTACTGAGGCGGACATACTTTAATTTTGTAACAGCAATTTTTGCCATATTATTATTTCCTCCAATTTGTTATAATGAAGGTATACACATATACCTAGCTCCGTCTGCCAACGGGGCTTTTTTATTTTGCAATCGTTAAATTTTTGTTTGTCATTTTCTGACGGGCAATATCATTTTTATGATGTTGCATATTTTCTGCAAACAGTTCTTTATTTTCTTCTTGCAAATCATTGGAAAATTTAATCCAATCTTGACGACTTTTTTCGCAATTAGAAAGACTTTGTTGAGTTGTTTCCAATTCTTTTTTCATGCGATCATAATCCGCAAGTTTAAATTTTTCTTCTTCTGTTTTAAATCCGAACATTTTTAATGTCCTTTCTACAATTAATAATTCGTTTTGAGAAGATATGTTCCAACATTGATAATATTAATGAAAATATCTGAACCATCAGGAGCTTCTTTTTTCAACTTATCTCTGAAATTCTTTTGTGGAAAAATAATGTGTGATAAGTCATTACTGCTACTAACAGCTATTGGTACTTTTACTTTTTCGTCTTTGAAATAGTAAATTACATGAAAATTGTTATTGCTCATTTCGCTCTCCTTTCGTTAGAAGAAACACGCTGGTAATCTAAAATATTATCTATTGATAATTTGATAAGCTCGTTTGTGGCCCTATCAGCTGTATAAAACAGTTGCTCTTTTAGCCATTTGCGAGCTTTTCTTATATCACCATCATTTTGCTTCAAAGCAAGATCTGATGTTTTGTTAATTATTTCTTTATAGTTGTTAGCTAACTTTTCTATTTCTTTATTCAAAATCTCTCTGTTCTAGCGGAGTACCGCATTTAATGAATTAATTTTGTATGTGGAGGTTATATTATTTACCTCGTCTTTGCAATTGCAAATTTCGTGGTTCTTTGAACCATTCAATAACTAAATCCCTTGACCACTTTGTCCCTGATTTCCCGTAATTCATTTCAGCAAATTTCAAATGTTCTTTAAATGAAATAGCGAAGGTACTTTCATCCTTACAGCCAATCAGCTCCATAACTTGTTTTTGAGTTAAAGCAAGAGGATACTTCCCATCATTGGAGATATAGTCGTGCATGGAATCTAAAACAATTCCTCTAACTGAATCTCTCAGCTTTTGAATCATTTCTTCAAACATGGATTTTCCTTTCTAGCTGGCTAAATCTTGTAAAAATTTGTTTACAAAATAGATTTGCCCTTTACCTGTTACTTTAGGCGTTTTAGTTACGGTAATTTTTCCGCTATTATGAACGTGAGTGTTTTCGGTAAACTCTAAAATACCTAAGTTCATCGAACGTTGAGTTGGCGAGTTGTAATCACTACCAATTTTCTTGACAAGGTATCCATTATCTCTAAGCCAAGTAAATAGTCGTTTCTCTCCGATATCAACACCATTTTGTTTGAGGATTTTAGCTAAATCTCGAATGAGAATCGTGTGTTCGGAAGCTGAAACACTATCAGCGAATAACGCTTTTGGTTTCATTTGGCTTTTTTCTAGTTCAAGTTGCTTAATCTGATTTCCTGCTTGGAGTAGCAAATCAGCCAAACCATTACCAGAGATAACATCTTGAGCTTTTGCATCCGTCATATACGCCCCGTGCTTGCGGATTATTTTCAAAATTTCTTTTACTTTTTTCTTGAAAATTTTTGCTTGTGGCTTTTTAGATGACATAAGAACTTCGTAAAGTCCATCTTCGGTTAAAAACCACATATTACGATTTTGACCTGATGCAAGGATTGGTTGCATTAGCTTTTCATCATCATCAACTGTTTTTAGCATTTCGGACGCTCTTGAGTGTTCGATGAGTTCTGCAATATCTTTTGCGAGAAATAAGGGATTTTCTGCTGTTCCGTAGATTTTGGCATTAAATCCATCAATATTTTGTAATTCGTTCATGTTCCACCTCTTTAGCTAGCTTTTTCTTTTATACTGTTTAAACCGTATGTTTTTCCTAAAAAAATAAAATCCATAGGATAATGATATATTTCAGACAACTCAATTAGCAATCCTGTTGGAATGTTTTCACTATCCTTTTCATAGCTTAGAATAGTTTGGTAGTGCTTTTTGACAATTTCTCCAACTTCTTTAGCTGTTAATCCGGCGTTGACTCGTGCTGCTTTTAATGTAATTTTTGGTGGTGTTTTCTCTGCCATACTGGCTCCTTTCTTTGCTTTAAACTTCTGCTTTCGCAGTAAGGGAAGTTCAGGAATCGAACCTGTTCGCCAGTCTTCCCTGCTCATTATGAGCGATATCATAACTCCGTGCTATAATGTAAGTGACTAAACTAAAATTATATCGGAGATTTATATGAACACTCAAATAACAACTATAGCTTCCAACATTGCTCAAGTAGGTTCTTTGATTCTTTCTGCCTTAGCTTTAACGGTATCAGCTATTACATGGTTTAAAGATAAGAATAAACAAAAAATGAACTTGGGAGTAAATTTCGATAATGATTTGCTTGCTGACACTGAAAGTAAGGCTTTATTTATAAAGATGCACTTTATAAACAACTCGTCTATATCAACAACTATTTATAATCTGAAAATGCTTAATGAATATAAACAGCCTTTTAATGACTCTACCAAGAACAAATACCCTGTTGCTCAAGGAGATGTTATACCTTTAGAAATTAAGGTCAGAGATTTTATCAATGTTCCAGATTATAAAACCAAGGTACTACCACTTAAGTCTTGTACACTCCCTCTGACCATCCAACCGTACTCAAGTTTCTCAGGATATTTTGCATTTTACTTCGAAGAACAAGACTCATATATTATGAAATTTAAAACAGATAACAGCATTATTATACAAACAACTCAGGGGAACGTTCTTCATCCTTTGGATACTTCTGTTCGTTCCTACAAGGTATTTAATAACTTGTCATTAGATATCAAACCTTATTGTTTCTACAAGAAGAAAAAGTTGACGATAGCTAAAACAAAAGCTACTAATGATAGAATTAATGGAAAAATTGAAGGCTTTTGATTATCCATTTAGTATCCTTTCCGCCCCTCTGGGGCTTTTTATTTGCCAAACTTGCTACTTACGTCGCGGTGGATACGTCGTGTACCGTCATTTGAGCCTGTTCCGTCTGCCGTACTGAATGCTCCATGTTTGTTCGCTTGTTTGACTTTATGAATTAATTATACTACTGTTTAAACAGTATGTCAAGACGAAAATATAAATAAATACGAAAAAAACCGTATTTTTCACAAAAAACTATTGCTTTATACTGTTTAATTCGTTATAATAACGATATAATAAAATTCAAGAAAGAGATTCATACAATGGGCAGAGGAACTTTAACACCTCAAGAAGAGGAATTAAAAAAGGTTATATCTAATAATATTAGAACAAAAATAAAAGAAGAAGGCATCTCTCAAGCTGAATTTGCTAGAAGAGCTGGAATACCTCCAACAACTTTGTCTGGATATATAAAAGGTGTAACTAGACCTAATGCTGGTAACCTTCAAAAAATTTCGGACACACTTGGCCTCCTAAAGTCTGATATTGACCCTTCATATAAACAAGGTTACTCATTGGAAGATTGGAACAATAATAAAAAACAATCTCATTTGGTGAAAAAAATCACTGAAATCAGTTCTCAACTTGAAGAACCAAGACAAAAAATAGTACTTGATACAGCTTCTTCTCAATTGGAAGAGCAAGAAGAACAGAAATCTAAAATTGTTTCTATTAAAAACGAACAAGAAAAATTTGACCTTGCAGATTTAGTAGATGATAGCAAAGTTGATTGGGATAAGTGGGTTTCATTTGACGGCAGACCATTAACTGATGATGTTAAAGAAGCTATGAAACGATTGCTAGGCAAACGTTTAGAAGACAAATAAGGAGGGTTCTATGAGCAGACAGGAGCTTTTAGAATATCTCCTTAAAGAAGTTGAAAAGTTTGGATTTTCTGTATTTGCTGATGAAATGTTCCCTATGCCTGCAATCGTTAATACAGATGATAAAATAATGATTTACAGTTCTATTGAAGTAACTCCTTTTGAAATTGCTCATGAACTGATTCATATTATTAATAAAGATAGCCATCGTGGAAAATATTTTGATGCAATCAATCCACAAGAAGTTAGAGCAAACCACGAAGCGGTTCTTCTACTTTGGGAAATATTTGAAGCCAATGGGGGAAGCTATGAATATTTCAATGTGTTTGTGAATACAACAGATGCACCTTTTGAATTGGCTGAGTCAATCATCAAAAATGAATATTTAGAGATGCATGAAGCTATCACTGAAATATTTGAAGATGAAATAAAAGTTAGTATAAATAAGCAAGAAATGCATGATTATATCGTAGATTACATTAGTTATTTTGATGTAATTGAAGCTATTAATGTTTACCAATTTTTGGATCGTTATCATCTAAGTCATAATTTCTTTAATATGGCAGAAAAAGAATTCCAGCTATTATTGGGAACTAATTAAATAAGTAAAACTACGAGCAGCATCTTGAACCTCGTTAAAAGCTAGGTTAGGAAATATAAACTTTATGAAAAAAATAGCACTTATTGGAGTAACTATGCTTACTGCTATTTCATTAGCTGCATGTTCTCCGAGCAGTAATTCGGGGTCAAAGAATAGCGAAAAAAGCACAACCGAATCAAGTAATAAACCTACGCTTGTAATTCCTGAGTCTGTTGTCGCAGATAGTTCAAAAACTGCTGAAATTACTGGTAAAACAACACCAAATACCAAAGTAAAAATTGGCTATGGTATTATAGGTGATAAAGTAACCTCTGATAAAGATGGTAATTTTACTTTAAAATATGAACTAGACGAAGTAAATGATCAAGATATAGTTGAAATAACTGCAAAAAATGACGGTGGTAAAATCACTAAAGAAATTACTATCAAACAGAACCCTGAAGTAATTAAGAAAAAAGAAGCTGAAGCTAAAGCTAAAGCTGACGTAGAAGCTAAAGCTAAAGCTGACGCAGAAGCTAAAGCTAAAGCTGACGCAGAAGCTAAAGCTAAAGCTGACGCAGAAGCTAAAGCTAAAGCTGACGCAGAAGCTAAAGCTAAAGCTGACGCAGAAGCTAAAGCTAAAGCTGACGCAGAAGCTAAAGCTAAAGAAGCTGCTACTCCTATTGAATATAAAAATGCTCTAAAAAAAGCACAATCTTATTCCAATATGATGCATATGTCTAAAGCGGGAATATACGACCAACTAACCTCTGATATGGGAGAAGGCTTTTCAGCTGAAGCTGCTCAATACGCAGTAGATAACCTAAATGCAGATTACAATAAAAATGCTTTAGAAAAGGCAAAGTCTTATCAATCTCGAATGGCAATGTCAAAAGATTCCATTTATGATCAGCTCACTTCATCTTATGGTGAAAAATTCACTGCTGAGGAAGCACAATATGCCGTAAATAACCTACCTGCATAAACAAAAAAATCCGCCCAAACTTTGCACGGCTAGGGCGGATTTAAACTATAAAATAGTATAAAGGCTTTTAACAAGCTTTTTACTATACCATTTTATCAGAAATGAGGTATAAAAAGCAACTTTGGAAATAAAAGCATATAAAAAGAAAAATGGCACTACTGCTTATAAATTCAGAATATACTTAGGAAAAGAAAACGGTAAAGATAAATATATTAAGCGTTCAGGTTTTTCAAATAAAACTGATGCAAAAGCTGCTATTATGCAACTTCAAAAAGAAATAGATAATCCTACTCCTAAAAGCGATATGACTTTCAGAGAACTGTATAATGAATGGCTAGTGATATATGAAAAGGAAGTACAGAATAGCACTTATTATAAAACTACGAGAGCTTTTGATAAACACGTTTTACCTAAGTTCGGAGATGAAAAGCTATCTGATTTCACACCATTACAACTACAAGAGTTCCAAAATGACCTGTCGGATAAGCTCAAATTTGCACGTAAGCTCTTCGGAATGATTCGCAAAGTATTTAATCACGCTGCACTTTATGGATATATACAAGCCAATCCAGCGCTCCCTGTTACGTCCCCAAAAATAAAACGAACAGCTGAAAGTAAAAAAGATTTCTACAACCCAGATGAATTAAAACATTTTATGAAATTACTTGAAGCAACAAACAATATTAAAAAAATGGCCTTATTTAGACTACTCGCATTTACTGGAATAAGAAAAGGCGAGTTACTTGCCTTGGAATGGTCTGATTATCGAAAAAAGACACTTGATATAAACAAAGCTGTTTCTAACTCTCCGCTTGGATTAGAGGTTTCAGCTACTAAAACCAAGGCAAGTATTAGATTAATAAGTCTGGATGATAAAACTTGCGATATACTCAACCGACTGCATCTTGCTTTTCCTGATAGCACTAAAATATTTGAATCAGAAAATGGTGGTATCCTTTCTCCTTCTAAGCCTAGAAAATGGCTACACGAGATAATAAAGAATAGCGATTTAGAACCGATAAGAATACATGGATTTAGGCATACTCATGCAAGTTTATTATTTGATTCAGGTATGACTTTAAAACAAGTTCAATATCGTTTAGGTCATTCTGATTTAAAAACCACTATGAACGTTTATACCCATATTACAGAATTTGCTAAAGATAATATCGGAGATAAATTCTCGGCATATATCGACTTTTAA